ATTGTTAAAGAAAAAGCAGGAGTATATATTGATGGAGGAGAAGATCTTAAATCTTTTGCTCACTGCAGTAAAGATGAATTAACTATGGCAATAGAAGTTTGTAATGAAATAGGAAGAGACTTTAATATAGATTTTACTCAGTAGGAGGTACATAACCTTCATCACTAGGTTCAAGAATTTCTTTTTCTTCATAATATTTATTATTCTGAGCTTGTGCTTCAATTTCAGCAAGTAATAATGTAATAGTATAAAAAGAACTTTCAATTTCATTTAAATCTTCATATTTATCTTCCATAATTTTCTTAAGAGCATTTTCTTTTTCAATTTCTTCTTTAGGCAGTTGTTGAAATAAATAAAGAGAAACATTCTTAACCATTAAATAAAACGCTTTATTAACTTTGATGTCTAAAAGAGCATCTTCTTTCATTTCTTTTACTTTAATCATAAAACAAATATACTAAAATGAAATCAACTATCAATATTGAAGATATAAAAAATAAATTGTATAATAATTTAAAGCCTTCTGGATGGGCTCGTATATTGAAAGACTTTATCTATAGTAAAGACTTTGATAATATTATAAAAGAGTTAGCTAAACAATCAAGTGAAGGTAAAAGATTTACTCCAACTTTTAAAAATATGTTTAGAGCTTTTGAAGAATGTCCTTATGATAAAACAAAAGTTATAGTAGTAGGGCAAGATCCATATCCTACTGTAGATGTAGCTGATGGTATTGCATTTTCTTGCAAAAATACACCTAACTTACAACCAAGTATAAGATATATTCTTACAGCTATTAATGATACAGTATATGATGGCAATGCTACATCTTCAGAACAAGATCTTACTAGATGGGCAAATCAAGGAGTATTGTTATTAAACACAGCTCTTACTACTACTGTAAGTAAATCAGGTCAACATTTTAAAATTTGGCAACCTTTTACAGCATATCTTTTTGACTGGTTAAATTGGAATAATTCAGGAATTGTGTATATTTACATGGGGAAGAAAGCTGAAGAATGGAGAGACTCTGTTTCAGACAATAATTATAAACTAATAGTATCACATCCTGCTAGTGCTGCATACACTAAGCAACAAAAATGGGAATGTAATGATGTATTTAATCATACAAATAAAATTATGCATAATTTGTATGGAGAAAAAATAACTTGGTAATATGGATGAAATTTTTAGTTTACTTAAAAAATATAAAATAACACCAAATCAATTTTATGTTCTTTATAGTATGAAACATAAAATAAAGACAGATAGATTTGTAAATATATCTTTAGAATTAAAAAGATTATTAAATGATCAATGGGTAAAAGAAGATTATAAATTGACAAATAAAGCTTTAATAGTTATTGATCAAATAGAATCATTTTTTAAATTAAAGAAAAAGAAGACATCTATTAGTTTAATGGGGCCAGAGTGTATTGACAAAATTAAGGAATATTCAGAAATTTTTCCTAAATTTAAACTCCCAAGCGGTAAATATGCCAGAACAAATATCAAAACTTTAGAAGCAGCATTTAGATGGTTCTTTAAAAATTTTGATTACACATGGGAAACTATATTAAAAGCTACAAAAATATATGTAGAAGAATATGAAATGAATAGTTATAAGTATATGAGAACTTCTCAATACTTTATTAGAAAACAAATGACAGATAAGTCATATGATTCTCCACTTGCTGATTATTGTGAAGCAATATTAAATGGAGTAGAAGAACAAAAGAATCACTTTAAAGAAAAAGTAGTATGAAAATTTTAAACCAACCTAAATTACTATTAGCAATTTTTGCTATTATAGGTAGTATATCTGCCTGGGCATTAATTAATCTAGTTTTAGTTAAAATGAATATTTTTGAATATTTTGTAATTGAAATTATAATTACATTATTACATCTATTGTATAATAAAGCAAAGAAGGATTTTATTCCTCAGTCTTAATAATTTATGAGCACTTTATCCGTAGCAGCTTCAAAGAAATGGAGCAGTCAAAAGACTGGCTTTATAGATGCCCTTCATTATATGAAAGGCAGAATGGATGGAAATATAAAGAGTCTCAAAACTCCGTGGCATAAATTTAATGATGCAACAACGGATGGTATTGAATGGAACACTCTTACGGTTATTGGTGGAAGACCTGGTTCAGGTAAAACATTAATAGTAGACCAAATAGTTAGAGAATCTTTTATATTAAATGCAGGTGAAAACTTTAGAGTTTTACAGTTTCAGTTTGAAATGTTAGCTAGAACAAGTGCAATTAGAGAATATTCTAGTGTGCTTAGACAAACATATAAACATTTATGTAGTGCTGATGGAGACTTATCACAAGATGAATTACAAAAGTGTTATGATTATGCTAAAAAGAAAGTAAAACATCCTATTGATATTGTAGAAACTCCATGTACAGTAGCAGAGTTTAAAAAAATAATTCATGATTATATGACACATCATAAAGTTATAAGAGATGGTGAAGATATATATACTAAAACTTTAATTACTGTTGATCATTCTTTATTATTTAGAAAAGATAAATCAGAAAGAGATAAGCTTGAACAACTAAATAAACTTGGTGAAGCTTTAACTTATCTTAAAAGATTATATCCTATTTCTTTTATTGTACTAAGTCAATTGAATAGAAATATTGATAAACCAGAAAGAAGTGAAGAAGGTAAGTATGGAAATTATATATTAGAATCTGATTTATTTGGAGCGGATGCTTTATTACAACATGCGGATACTTTAATAGGCATTAATAGACCAGCTAAACAAAAGATAAGATATTATGGACCAGAGAAGTATGTTATAGATAGTGACAGAGTTCTTGTTATGCATTTTCTTAAATGTAGAAATGGTGATAATAGATTAAGTTTCTTTAGAGCTGAGTTTGAAAAAATGACTATTAAAGAAATGCTTACACCTTTAACTAAATAATTATGAAAAGTAAAACAGATATCAAAAAAGAGTATATGGATTTAAAGTTAGAAGACTTTTCTAAATGGTATACAGCTCTTATGGACTCAGAAAAAGTAGTATTTAATAAAGTTATTTCTGAAATGAGAGAAGAATTTTTTGGTAATAAAAAAGATAATAATGCTAAAGAAAAAACCGTTTAACAGAAGAGAAGCAACCGCAAAGGTTCAAGATCATCATAAAAATAAGTTTAAAGAACTTGGTATACATGATCCTATGTTTATACCTAAGTGTGCTTATAAACCTTATGGAACTGATGAAGTACACATATCATTTTTTCCTAGTGAGATAGAAAAAGCACAAGATATTTATACAGAATTTTGTAGTAAAGAATGTGAACCTGAGACAAAAGAAAGAATATTGTATAAGTGGAGACATAATCCACACTATAAGGAAGAATATGAACACACAGAACCTAATGATAGGGGACATGTAAGATATCTTATTCCTGTTTCTGAGTTAGTTGATCAAAATAAAATAATAGAGCAAGATAAAAAAGAAGAAGAATTAATACAAGAATTTCCAAACTTTGAAAGTGAATTTATAGATCCTGATTCTGATAATCCTATCAATCAAATGACTATAAGAGACTTTGCTTCAATACTTTGGAAAAAACCTATTAGTAACAAAAAGTGGTTAAATAATTTAATTAAAAATTTATGAGTATAGTACTTCCAACAAAAAAAGTAAAGAAACAAAGAATTAATCCTAAAAGATTAATAATTTATAGTAAACCTAAGACAGGTAAAACAACAGCATTTGCAGGATTAGAAGATAATCTTATTCTAGATTTAGAACAGGGTTCTGAATATGTTGAAGCTTTAAAAGTTAAAATAAATAGTTTGCAAGAATTATTAGATACAGGTAAAGCAATTAAAGAACAAGGTAAACCCTATAAATATGTAACTATAGATACAGTAACAGCATTAGAATCTATGGTTATGCCTCTTGCTGTAAAACTTTATAGACAAACTCCTATGGGTAAAGGATTTCAAGGTGACAATGTTATTACATTACCTAATGGTGCTGGATATTTATATATGAGACAAGCATTTTTTCAAGTGCTAGATTTTATAGATACATTAGCTCCGCATATCATACTTTCAGGACATATAAAAGATAAAGTTGTAGATGATAAAGGAGAAATGGTTATGTCAGCTAATATTGATTTAACAGGTAAAATAAAATCACTTATATGTGCTAATGCAGATGCTATTGGTTACATGTATAGAAAAGATAATCAGACAATAATTAACTTTAATAATAATGATGGGGTTACTTGCGGTGCAAGACCTGATCATTTAAGAAATAAAGAAGTAGTTATATCTGAGATGGACAAAAAGGGTGAGATAAAAACTCACTGGGAAAAAGTATATATTGATTAATTAATAACAAAAAAAACAAAAGTAATATGGCGTTAAGTACAAAAGACCTACAAGGAGGTGCATCGGTCAAAAAAACAATTGCACCAGGAAATCATACATTAAAAATTAATAGTCTAGAACTAGAACAATTTAAATTTATTGATGATGCATATCATTTAATATTACATGTAGAAACAGAACCTTTAAAAGATTTTGAAGGTTTTATGATTGATTCTGAAGATCCAAATAGTAAAAGATATGATGGTCAAGTTGGAAAAGTAAAAGTTAGTAGATATGCTTTTGCTGATGGAGAAACAAAAAGTGGTATAAAAGTAGAAAGAGATAGATCTATATTAATATATCTTAAAACTTTATCTAAAACTTTAGATGCTGCAAATGATTCTCAAACATTTATGAAATGGTTTAGTGATTCAGATGGTAAACATGAAACTATTGAAGAATTTACTGAAGCGTTTAATAAAGTATTACAAAAAGAGGAAAAAGTATACTTAGATTTTTGTATTGGTGGAAGAGAATGGGAAAATAAAAATGGTTATATTAACTATAATTTATTTTTAGTAAAAGCAGATAGAGGAAACTTTCATACAACTATTACAGACTCTAATCTAATTGTGAAATATGATAAAGAAAATCCTCAACATTTAATAAAACTAATAGTTAAAAATGTAGAATCTTTTGGAGATGATGATATATCAGTTCCAAGTAATACATCTAATGACTTTAGTTTAGATTAATTAATACTTAATTTAGAAAGGAGTCATGGGGATGGCTCCTTTTTTTATTAAATTTAGTTTATGATTTCAACTAAAAATTTAATTTCACGTATAGATGAGGTCCCAAGAGAATGGATATTTGAATACTATTTAAATCTAGAAGAAAAACTTATAGGTCAAACTATTCAAATAAGGTCTGTATTCAATCCTAAAGAAAAAACACCATCAATGTTTATATTTTTAGGAAAAGAAGATAATTATAATTTTAAAGATCATTCAACTGGTATAGGTGGTAGTGGCCCCAGACTAGTAATGAATTTATATAACCTTCCATATTGGAAAGCAAAATTAAAAATTATACAAGATTATAATGAATACAAACTAAATCATAATCATATACCAATAAAAGAATTTAAGATACATAACAAGTACCAAGTAACTGATTATGAAATTAGACATTGGACTAACTTTGATCAGAACTACTGGAATATGTATAAAATAAATTCTAAATTGCTTGAAGCTTATAATATTTCTCCTTTATCTTATTATATTATGAGTAAAGAAGAAGATGATAAAAAGCAAATGATTAAGATTGAAGGTAGAAATATCTATGGGTACTTCAAAAATGATGGAACATTGTATAAAGTATATCAACCTAAAGTAAAAAAGAAAAAGTTTATAAAAGTTAGAAACTATATACAAGGTTCTGAACAATTAAAATATGATAAAGAGTTTCTTATTATATGTTCATCTCTTAAAGATCTTCTTGCATTTAATAAACTTAAAATTACTAATGGAGAATGTATTGCACCAGATAGTGAGAATACATTAATACCTGAAACTGCACTAAACAAAATTACTGAAAAGTATAATGATGTATGTGTTGTATTTGATAATGATGATGCAGGAATAAAGTCTATGAAAAAGTATCAAGATAAATTTAATTTTAAATATGTTATCTTAGATCTTGAAAAAGATATATCAGATTCTGTTAAGAAATATGGTATTGAAAAGACAAGAGATACACTTTTTAAGCTTTTAAAACAACAACTTAGATCTAATGAAACAACAACTTAAAAATAAAATTAAGCATACTTTACAACAATGGATATACGAAGGTAAAGAGTTTACTGAAGACATGATACCTGAAGACGCTGTAGGTTTTATATATGAAATGAGTACAGTACTAGATGGTAAGCATGTTAAATATATTGGTAAGAAAAACTTTTATAGTAATGTTAAAACTAAGTTAGGCAAGAAGAAGAGTTTGCCTACTGATAAAAGAATGAAGACATATAAAAGAGTTAAAAAATATACTTATCAAAATTATTTTAGTAGTAGTGAAATTCTCAAGAAAGCTAAAAAAGATGGTTATCCAATCAAAAGAGTAATCCTTTGTATATGTCATTCAAAAATACAACTATCATACATGGAAGTGAGGCAACAATTTTTATGTGATGTATTAGTACATGATCAGTATTTAAATGGAAATATATTAGGTAAATTTTATAGAGGAAAAATATGATAAAAAACAAATCTGATTCGCTAGCAAAAGCTAGTAAAGAGTTAATGATGACTGAACCATATTATGGTTTCTTTCTGATTATGTTAAATAAAATTTGGACAAAGACACAAGTTCCTACTGCAGGAGTTTGTAAGAATGGTATTAATTACCAGTTATGTATTAATGAAGATTTCTGGGAATCTCTAGATAAAAAGAAAGAGTTAGGTATATTAAAGCATGAGTTACTTCATATAGCATTTAATCACCTTACTCATTTTTATTTTCCTGATAAAAGATTAGCAAATATTGCTATGGACATGGAAATCAATCAGTATATTGATAAGACCTGGTTACCAGAAGATGGTATATTTATTGAAAACTATGCAGATCTTGAATTAGATCATAAAGCAGGATGTAAGTATTACTATGAAAAGCTTCAAGAAGCTAAGGATGAAAAAGAAGAGAATGGTACAAGTGGATGTGGTGAGTTTGATAAGTTATGTGATCAACTTGATGGAGGAGATGATCCTATTAAGAATCATGATATGTGGAAAGACTTTCAAGATCTATCTGAGACAGAGAAAAAACTTATTGAAAAGCAAATAAAAAGAGTTCTTACTCAAGCTTCTGATATGGCTGAATCTAAGTCTAGAGGTTCTACTCCAGGAGAAATCAAAGGTCTTATTAAAGTAGATGAAGTTCTCCCGCCTAAGTTTGATTGGAAGAACTATGTAAGACGCTTTTCAGGAACTTCTTCTAAAGTGTATACTAAAAAGCTTAGAAGGAAAGAGAATAGAAAGTTTGATGATAATCCCGGTCTTAAGATTAAGATGAAGAAGCATGTCTTATTAGCAATTGACACATCAGGTTCTGTATCTGATAATGAAGTAAAGGAATTTATGGGTGAAATGAAACACATTCATAAAACAGGAGTAGCAATGACGCTAGCTCAATGTGATACATCCATAAGAAAGATAGAGGAGTATAATGGAAGCAATGAGTTAAATATTGAAGGAAGAGGAGGAACTGAGTTTGATCCTATTCTTGATTACTTTAATGCAAACTTAAGAACTTATACAAGTCTTATATATTTTACTGATGGAGAATGCTATACTAGTGTAAAACCCCAAGCACCTGTGCTATGGGTACTATCTGAATGCTCAGACATGAATGATAAACTACCAGGAAAGGTAATTAAATTAGAATTATAACTAAAAAAAAGAAAAAAGATGAGTGGTACTCAATTGAACACAAATGAATTAAAAACATTCTTAAAACATATTACTAAGAATAATAAAGAAATTCAAGAAGACGGGAAAATTCCTGTAGCTGTAAATATAGAAGGTGACGCAGGTCTAGGTAAAACTTCTGCTATAATGCAATTAGGTCAAGAACTTGATATGCATGTTGTAAAGATTAATCTATCACAGATAGAAGAGATAGGTGACCTTGTTGGATTTCCTGTAAAAGAATTCCAAATACAAAACAAAGAAGGTAAAACTACCTGGATTACAGAAACTCAAATAGAAACTGCAACTAAGAAAGGTTACAAGGTTGTGGCTAAAAGAATGTCTCATGCAGTTC